CTGCAATAGCCACCTAAGATTCTGTTCCATGGCTTCTGCTGTCTTGGTATTGTTCTCATCCTCTGGATCGTCAACGATAATGAGTGTAGGCCTTTGACTGCCTACCTTTATACCCCGTAACTGCTGTCCTGTACCCTTACAGATGATCATGGAGCCATCTTTCAACTCCACTTCTGTCTTAGACCATTGTTTTGCACTGTGTTGACCCCAATACCCATAGATCTGCCTGAAGGTTTCGCTGTACTCTATGGTATCTTTGATCGTTCCAAGGAGTTTGATGGCGTGATCTTGGGTACGGGAGACCAACACAATAAGTTTTGCCCCACTGTCATTCATGATGTGGAATAAGGGATAAACACCTCCAACGATGGAGGATTTGGCATGACCACGTGGGGCAATTATGTTAACCTGTTTCTTATTATTATCGGTTATAGCATCTGCTATCTGATAATGAAAATCTGGTGATGTAGCAGAGAACATATTCGGCATAATGACCTTACCGAACATGATCATATTGGTTTTTAGTTTATCTTGTATATAGTTTTTATGCTCTGCTGACATTTTTCAATATAATACTTGAAGACATTTTCTTAATAGCTTCTAACGGCAATATGGTCATTAGATCTTCTCTACCTTTTCTTGTATATACTTTTTTATAAGAATTTCGTACATGACCTACATGATCTTCCATATCTACGGATGTAGCTATCCATAGCCTTAATACCTTTGTACATACCAGTACAAAATAATTACATAACTCATATGCAAAAAAATCAGCGTCCCCATAGATAGAACCTTTATTTCCATGTACGTTTTTTATTTCTAATACAATATACGCATCACTTGGATGTATATTTTCTTTATTTAACCTTTTAGAGCTTTTTACATCTACCTTAAAAGGAAAATTAACTAGATAATCCCAATGGTTATTTATATCATCATGATCTGAAGATTTTTTATTTTTAAATCCATAGACCTGTAAGCTTTTAACAAATCGTTTTTCTGCTTCATTGCCATATTTATAATATTTTTTAAAATTTTCCACGTTTCTTTGGCTTATATGGACATTTGGTCATATTAACGACCTTTGTTTCTAATAATGTACCTTTTTTAAGCCCACAATGTACATTTCCCTCATAAATACCTGCAAATAGGCATTCAGCTTGTTTAATAGAGCAATATTCTGACAATTAATCGTAATCAGAGTTGAATTGCTCGTATAAATATCCAAATGTCTCCATTTCTTTTAAAGCATCAATGGCTATGGACGATATAGGACTAGATGAACCCTCATTCATGACCGCAATGACATGTAGTGCCTTGACAGCCACCTCTAGCTGCTCATCTTTCATCCTATTATCAGTTATACCCTCATATTCACGTTCTGCTTCATTCACTAATTTCATTTGTTTCAGAACTCCTCTTGAGAGTGAGTCTTTTATCTTCTTTGGCTATAGTATCTGCTATTTGCTTGGTCATATCGACCTGTATGGTGTCTGTTATGAGTTGTTTACTCGGTTTCATCTCTAATAGATCCATCAGATAGTCGTTTGCCTTTAAGAAGTTGTTCACATCCCCCTTTGATTCAGCCATTTGTAGAGCACGGATAATATTATCTACCGCAAACTCTTTATTAATGGCCTTATCACTTAATAATTCTTTTATTTTCTTTTCAACCATGCGTTTTGCCACCTTTTGTTTAAGAAATCTTCTAACGGTTGCCTCTGGAATCTTTTGATCAGGTCTATAGATCTGTCCGAGAACTGAATAGTCCACCTGACCATTGTTAAGTAGCATATTTGCATAAGTGTTAATAGTATTCTTGCCCCTCGTAGTGCCAGATTCCTGCTCATCCCAACTCCTTTTGGGGTTTGTTTTGCTATATACCCCATATTTATGATTTTCTAAAAAATTTATTTTAGAGAATCCACTATCCCATCCTACTCCACAGGTCAATTTGATGAATGTTTTTACTTTTCCGTTCTTATCTGTATAGTCTTTACGGTCATAGCATTCAGCCACATACCCATCATCTGTTAAGCCCCAGTCGCCTATTTGAGCTTGTCTCCAATATACGTAATCATAGCCTTTTTGTTTGGCTTGTTCTTCCGTATATACTGGGTATTTACCAGTCTTTTTATTGATCCTTCTTTCTATTTTCATACGTTTAGCTATATGTACATAGAGCTATATGTTCATATAGCTATATGTTTATATATATATCTCTATGTATTAATCCATACTCTCTTTTGGAGGCTGAGGTAAACCCATCTGCTGAGAAATAATACGAGTTATGACCTGATATTCGGCATCGATCTGATCAGCCGATACATCCATTTTATGCTGTAACTCTAGGTATTCCTCATCTGTCATTACCTGAGACTCCCACTCACCTGTCTCAATATTGAATACCTCATACTCGCGTTTAAGTTTGCTTTTCATACACTACTTTAAGTTAAGACGCTATATTAAACTATACAACGCTTTAATAGAGCAATAGTTTCAAGTACTCTTATGAAAGTATCACTAGAATGTGTGTGAGGGGAACATATTGCATGCACCCCCCTACGTTTCAGGGTGCCCGTTGTATTTCAGGTTGAGTTGAACTGTTGAGTTGTCCTCAACTAAGGTGTAACACACGCACACAACAGTGTGTTACCCGTTACATTTAACCCACCCTGTTATACTCTTCGAGCATACCCTATGTTCGTACACTACACTCACATACCCCTGCTCAGATGAGTATAATATAAATCCATACAGCGGTACAACGTACTATATGTATTTATCTTCCTTTATGTATAAATAAAAGAGGTATATTATGTTAAAATATGAAGAATGGTATAGTATAGTAGAAAGTACTTTAAATTGCTTATTCGCTGAAAATGGTGCTGATAGAGAAATGGATTTTGATGTAGAAGATGAATTTAGAAAAGCGTATGATGCTTATTTAAATACGTATGATAAAGATAATAATGTATTTGTTTATGATGAATGCTTTATTCCCTTGTGGTAATCTAAAGTAATAAGAATAAACCCCACCGAAGTGGGGTTTTTCCTCTATGTATAAAGTCCTCATGTAAAATTCCCATAATAACTTGGTTTTGAGGCAATTTTTCTAACTTAAAGGAGTCATAATGGAAACAATAAAGAATGTTCTATGGTTTAGCGTTGGTGTTACAGCTATTGTAGCTGAAAAAGCCTACGATACTGGTAAATATGTTCATGAAGAGGTTAAAGCTGGTACCCCTCAAAAGCTTGTACGAGATACCATCTCTAATGTAAAGGAACAATTTAACTCAGAGCCTACAATAGAGTGGGTAACAAAAAAGCCTGAATAACATAAAAGCCCTCTAGCGAGGGCTTTTTTTCCTCTATGTATAAATAGGAGTAAACATGTCACACTTAGTAATTAAAGCAATAAATGTTTTAGATCATTTATTTAATACGTGGTTTAGAGATTTTTATTCATTAAGCGTATTAAAGAAAGATGATCATTTTCAAAAAGATAATCTATATTCAGATAACTTAGACAATTTTGAAAGATCTATAGGTAGAATAGCTTTGTATTCCTTACAAAAACTTCTTGTTATAAGGCTTGCAAAAGAAAAGCCTGAAGAATTTGATAAAGTATGGAAAAATAGAGATTTAAAAGCTATGGATGGTAATGCAGATAACTATCGTGAACTTGGAGAAATATATGATCAATTTGAACATAGATTTAATAGTCAAGATGGTAGTAGAAATATGAATATTGAGCGTCAATTATATCAATTAGCTAATATTTTATTAATGTATGGTAGCTAAATTAAAAGCCCCTGTAAAACGGGGCTTTTTTCCTCTATGTTTAAATAAGGAGTTCGCATGAATAACAAGAGATCTAAACTAAAAGGTCATCCAACAAGAAAATTTGAATCCTTGGAAGAGATGATAAATAGACTAAAAAGGAGTAAATAATAATGAATGAACGCACCATTGTAGAATATGCAATTCAACAAACGCTTAAGGATACTTATGTTGAAATGCATAATTGGGTAAATAGCGGTGGTTCTGTTTCTACAGTATGTGATGATTATGGTCTAGAAAAAACAGACCTAATGAGATTGTTAGAAATGTCAATGAATACACCTGATCTTAGCAAAGAAAATAATGATCTGAAAGCAGAATGTTCTCAGTTGCATAGAGATCTTGCAGATGAAAGATCAATTAAGGAAGAATATGCTAAAAGATTGAAAGAATATGAAAATCTATGGTACAACAGACTTTATGTTTACCTAAGATCTATTCGTATCAGAAATCCTTTCTTTCTGAAATAAAACATCTTCCTCTATGTTTGAAATTAGACTACGTCTTTCTGTATATAACCATGCTTTTAAGCTTGAGTCCGCAGAAAGACAACGTCTAAAAAAAATTAAAACAAACATGCTGTAAACAAGAATTTAAACAAGGAGTGCCTCTGGCACCCTGTATTTCTTATTTGTGGAACAACACAAAAAAACAGCTTCCTCTATGTTTGGCAATTTTGCCTACTTAACTAATAATAGGAGTTCAACATGAGCTTTAAGAAACTAATGAAAGCGTTCAAAAAGATCGCAGAACAAAATGCAGACAACCAGTTTGATAATATCTGGTTACAACGATCCAAAGAGGTTGACGGAGAATATATCAATCAATCTACTAGCGTTGATGTATTGATGAGCGATACAACAGATGAATGGATCTATAATCTTTGGAGTAAAGTCTCAGAAGAGGGTGTCGCTGAAATGGATAATTTTGTAGAAACAGAATTACTTCCTAAAGGCTTACGACTCTTAGAAGATACTGAGCTTGTTTCTGGAGATAAAGGTTCCGTAAGATACATGATAGCACGAAATAACATGGTATCATAACCAACTCAACCAAGTTTTCTAACAGATAGATACATCTAAGATCATTGATAAAATGGTAAATAGTGTACTGTATAGTAAACTGATTGAAAATTAAGCACGTGGGACATCCTACGTGCTTTTTTTGGCTTCGTTCCTCAGCCAGAGCAACATAAAAAATGAATGCCTTCGGCACCCGTCACTTTTGTAAAAAAAATGGAATAACTAGGGTTGTGCAAACAAGAACTGATTGACTATTTTGTCGAGGAGTAGTAACTTTTAAAACATTAATAAGGGACATAACAAGCATTTTATATATCGTGTTAAACTATTCTGAACATACATATGAATTAACAAGAATTATATTATAGTTAAGTAAAAACAGGGAGCAGTGTTCTTGATAGGCACTGCTTCCTTTATTTTTAGCATTATTTTAATAAACAAAGGAGATAAAATGAGAATATGTCAGCATCATCCTAGAACAAAATTACAATACGCTGAAATGGTAACAACAAGAACCATAAATGGTGATTTGTACAGGAATTATCATGATGTTGAGTATTGTCCTAAATGTTTTGAGGAATACGAACAAGGAAAACAATGGAAACATAATATCCTTGGAAAAAAACCACTTTTCACTAACATAACAAAACAAGTTGATTCTGTCATAGATGGACAGATAGACGAAAGGTAAAACATGAAAATATGTAGATTAAAAATAGACACCAAAGGTAGGGTGCAACTACCTAAATCATTCTTAGACGCTAATCATATAAAAATTGGTCAAACAGGATATATTGAGGTTATCTCAAATAATTCTAGTGCTGTAAGACTTACTTTTGACAATTAAACAATAGGAGATCAAAATGCAAGAAATGGTCGCATTAGCTAAAAGATTGAATAAGGCTACTACCAATCAAGTTTACAATAAAGATGCCTTAAAGACGGCATTTACGAGCTTACAAGGGTATCCTAACGATCTTAATGAGATCAGTCAGGAACTAGATGAGATATGGACAGCAATGTCTAATCTATTGGAACAAGTACAAGCAGTAAATAGAAATCTTATCAAAGTAGCAGATAAACTATCAAAAGACATACAAGAAACGGGGTATAATATATGATAACAGAAACAGATATATTGAGAGATCATATGTCAGAAATAGTATTTCCAAGACTAAATGAAATGCTTTTTGAAGAACTGTGTGACATACAAGACGATCTCAAACTAAATGATACCATGGTCAATGATCTATGTTATGCTTGGTTCGATGGAAAAATAAAAGCAATGGATTATGGCCTTGATCTCACTAAACAAAAAATAAAGGAGAAATAAATGGAATTACCTAAGCAATATAAAAAGAAATGGATCACTGCTTTGAGGAGTGGAATTTATGATCAAGAAGATGGGGCACTTTACAATTGTGGTAACTTTTGTGCAATTGGAGTTGCATTACATGCTTGTGATGATATTTCAATAGAGAATTTGGATGGTATACATCAAGTATCAGATCTAGAATCAAATCTTACAGATGCTGAGTATAGAGCCATACCACGAGAAATACGTAAGGGTGATCTTCAAGACTATGTCATAGACCTAAACGATAACGAAAGATATAGTTTTAACATGATCGCTGATTACATAGAAGAAAATGTGATAGCAAGATGAGTAAGGCTACTACATTCGCAACTGTCGCAAAGGGAGCAGGTTATTTAGCATTGGCATTAAATCAAATGCTAAGACTTGCTGCAAATGGAACACGCTATGCTATTGATTCTATTAGAGATAGAAAGCGTTACAATATCGAACTACTTGTAGAAGGAGCAACGATTGAAACTAAAACAAATCAATCAGGTGCTCAATTAGGAAGAATAGTTCGTATCATGGGAGAGGTTGGTGTAGACCAAGCGATAATAACTGACGTGAACAAGGATGGATCATGATAATATTAGACCTACCAAATTGGATGATCTATATTACATGGTTCGTCTGCATCAATATGAGCTTAGCACTGAGTTTGATCCTGTGGCTCTGGGCATTTAACAAATGGGACATGAGAAAGGAGAGAACAAATGAGCTCAAGAGAGTCAATTAAAAAACAGTTAATAAGAGAAACAGCATTAGAAGAGTTAAAACAAACTTATATACTAAAGGAGAATAGCAATAAAATGGGAAAAGTAAAAAGCTTTTACACCAATGAACTGCTTCTTGAAAGAGAAAATGACATTAGAAAGCTTAATAAAGATGTGGTTCGGTCAGAAAAGACAAATGCTAAGCTTAGGTGGGCTCTATTGAATATTAGAACAAACCTAACAGTATCTGATCTTGATGAAAAAACAAAAACAAAAAATGTCAAGATAATAGATAAGGCATTAAGCGATGACTGAAACATATTCTCCTGATCTGAGACCTGCTATAGCATTCGATGAACGAAAAGAAGTACAAGCCATCTTGGACGCATTGAATGCTTACAGGTACAACCATATTGACAAAAAAGACGCAAAGTTAGATGAGTACATCAGAAAACTTTGCGATGAACTAGAAAAATGTGAACAAATGTTTAACAAAAAGGGGTAAATAATATGATGATGTTACATTGTGGTGGACGCTCAGTAAGTTTTGCTGAGTTACAAGGAGTTCCACTACCAGAAGAAACAGAAACATACACACCTGTTGCATTTACAGATCTAATAACAAATGCACAGGAAGTAGCTAGTGATCTATTAACAGATTATGCATTCAGAGATGCACAATATGCTTTGGCAGCTAAAGACCAAAGAATGTTTGCTATACTGAATTTTGCAGGAGACGATCCAGAAATGAATCTATCTCTGGGAATACGATCAAGCTATGACAAAAGTATGTCAAATGGATACTGCTTTGGAGGATCCATTACAGTATGTGACAATCTCCTATTCGCTGGAGATTTTGTCATAATGCGTAAGCATACAAAAAATGTCTTTGACGACCTTAGAAAGCAATTGATAGGAACTATATATGATTTCAAAAAGGAATCTAAGTTCCAGAATATTGTAAGAGATCGAGATGACATGAAAAAGGTAAGTATAAATACTGATGACGCTTACCAATTCTTAGGACGAATGTTTGGTTATGGAGTTATAAAAGCAAGGCAGCTTACTACAGCTGTGAATTGCTGGAAAAACCCACCATACGCAGAGTTCAAAGAAAAGAATATGTGGTCATTGTATAATGCTTGTACGGAAGCACTGAAGAGCACGCCACCGAACAAGATCATACAACAACATATTAAGTTGCACGAATACGCAACTGCGTAGTATAAATTGGGAAGCAGTGTACCTTTTAAGGTTCAAGGTTGGACTCCGCATCTCCATCTCCTGCACTGCTTCCTTTATTTTAGGTTTGATCACCGATGAGCAATAAAATGGATTCATTGAAATTATTCAACATTTTATTTGCAAAAATGCTGGGTACGATCTGTTAGTCAAGTGTACACGATTCAACTCCGTAAGCGAGCAGAATATATCGTACTGAACTATAAACACACACGGTTAAGGAACATGTGCGTTCCTAGGGGCTAGTCAAACCAAATATTTAATTGGATAGTTTTTCGACCATCTATATGATGGATAACCAAAGTATGAAAACAGTAG